CGGCTTGGCGATGGGGAAGGGCAACCGCCCAAATGATGCGATTCAGGAGTGGTTGGAAGATTCCCGTGATCGGATGCTGGCGGCGTTTTCCAATTCCATGTTCTACGGGGAAGCGCCGGAATCACTCATTGACCACGGCGGATTTGGTACCGGCTGTCTCGGCATTGAAGAAATGCCAGAGATGCCGCATCTGCGCGTCAAGGGATTTCGCGGCCTCTTTGTTGAAGCGCATAAGACGGGCCGATTCGTTATTGGGGAAGGGCCGGATGGGTTGATCCATGAAGTCACGGTTGAGAAAGAGATGACCGCAGGCCAACTGGAGAAACGATTCGGCAAAGACAACCTCCCGCCAAAAGCCAAGAAGGCGCTGGATGAACTCAAGGTGGATGAGTGTTTCCAGATCATCCATGATGTGTATCCGCGCACCTTATCGGAGCAAGAGTTTGCCGCAGGGGCCAAGAAGATGCCCTATGCGTCCTGCTGGATTGACTTGGAATCGAAGCATGTCATCCATGAAGGCGGCTACCGGACCTTCCCGAAAGCCATCCCGCGCTATCACAAGACGCCAGGAGAAGTCTTTGGGCGTGGCCGTGGTGACATTGCCTTCCCTGATACGTGGACGCTGAATACCGCGAAGACGATGGGCTTGGAAGATTGGGCGTTGAAGATCAAGCCGCCAATCATGGTGCGGCATGATAGCGTGATTGGGACATTGAAGCTCACCCCTGGCGGTCCGACCTCAATCAATACGCATGGCCAATCCATCCGTGACAGCATCGCCCCCTATGAAACCGGCTCGCATCCTGAAATCTCGCAGATTAAGGAAGAGGAGTTGCGGAAGTCGATCCGACAAATCTTCTTTGTCGATCAGATCCTTGCCTTGATGGAAGTGAACAAATCGGAGATGACGGCGTTTGAATTTAGCAAGAAGATCGAGTTGCTGTTCCGGCTGATGGGGCCGGTCTATGGTCGGACGGAGAAGGAATTTTTGCGGCGGATTTTCGATATCACCTTCGATACGATGTGGAATGCCAACGCCTTTGCTCCACCCCCGCCAGAGATCTTTGATACCGATGGCAACATCGATGTGGTCTTTCAGAACCCGATTGCGCGTGCCCAGCGTAGCGCCGATGTCGAGTCGATCACGATGGCAGTACAAGATCTTGCCCCGCTTGCAGATCGGTTCCCTGATGTGTTGGACATCTTCAAGTCAAAAGAGTTGGCGCGGCATGTGGTGTCGGTCCGTGGCGTGCCTGCTATCGTGACGAACAGCGAAGATGAGATGACGGCGATTGCCGAGGCGCGGCAGCAACAGTTGGAATCGGAACAGATGATTGCAGAGACAGGGAGCGTAGCGGAAAGTGCAGGCAAAGTCGCGCCGTTCCTGAAGGCCATGCAGGGCCAAGGTGGGGCCGCATGATGGAAGACAGCGTAAGAAAGTTGGTCGAGGAGCGATCCATGTTTCTTGCGAAAGAATTGGACCAAGCGATTCTTTCCGCCTATCTTCTATCAAGAACGGTCAACATTGAATTAGGCCCACAGCGGTTTGAGATTGACCCTGCTGAACGAAGCATCAAGGTATGGTGGGCGGAATGATGCGGCAGTTCCGGCACTGGTTAAAGATTAAATGGCAACGCCAGAATCCTGATGAATTGCGGCAGGCGTATCAGATCACGTTTGGGGGGCTGCATGGGCAGGTAGTCCTTCAGCACTTAATGGATACGATCTATTGCCAAGTCTACGAAGGGACCGACGCCCAAGCGGCGTTGGTCTTCAATGCCCGTCGGAGCGTGGTGCACGAAATCCTCTACAACGTGGATATGGCGAACCGCCCCGACCATTACACAATCCCAGAAGGAGTCACACATGGATGAGATGAATGGCAACACCGCTGTCGCTGACTGGAAACCGTTCCTGACCGATGAACTGAAAGCCGATCCGATTGTGGCAGGATGGGCTGAGAAGGCGTCGGAAAAGGATATCCCGTCGATCATGAAGAGTTACGCGCATCTGTCGAAGCGCATGGGGGGCGCGATTACGCTTCCAGGTAAAGATGCCAAACCGGAAGAAGTGCAAGGGCTTAAAGCCAAGCTGTATGAAGCGGGCATCTTTCAGGCTCCTCCCGCAGATCCGAAAGAGTACGGAATTGCCAAGCCAGAACAACTCCCAGAGGGGTTAGGGTGGAACGATGAACTGGCCACGAAGTTCGCGCAGACACTTCACAAGCATGGAGCACCGAAAGGGTTGGCCGCTGACTTGCTTCCGCTCTACCAGGAGGCCATCTTGGGCGCTCAGACGGTCTTTAAGACCGATCAGGAGTCTGGGTTGGCGGCACTGAAAAAGGAGTTTGGTGAGCAGTTCGATTCGCGCAAGGAAGCCACCACTCGCATGATTGGAGAGATCTTCAAGGATGAATCCGAGCTACAGTTATTTAATCAACTGGGTTTAGGCGATCACCCGAAGTTTCTCAGCATTCTGATGCGGATTGCACCAAGTTACCAGCCGGATTCCAGCTATCAGCCTGATGCAGGGCAGGGCAGTGGAACGGGTGGCGAAGCCCCACGCGAAGAGTTGGCGAAGATCATGAATGATAAATCGCACCCCATGCACGCAGGCTACTGGCGGCAACCGCAAGATCCGAAGGTGGTCGAACACATTGACAATCTCTACAAAAAAGCGTATGGGGGAGCATAGGAGATCGCGCCCCGATGCCACTGACCAAAAAGGGGGAAACCATTCTGGCTGCGATGATGAAGGAATACGGCAAGAAAAAGGGCAAGACCGTCTTCTACGCAAGTCAGAATAAAGGGACGATCACTGGGACACACAAGAAATAGGACGGACATGGACGCCTACGCACTTCAAGTACAAGTAGAAAGCCCCACGATTCAGGACGGGCTACGGGCCGATCATCCACGACTGGCGGAGTATATTCGGAACGGCATTCGAAAAGGGTGGGGGAATGAGCATATCGTCAAAGTGACTGGCGCTCCCCCTGAACTGGTGTCACGCGAACGGAGTAAAATCGACAAAGAAAAACGCATGAAGTAATCAGCTAGTCCGGGGAGCCTCCGTGTGGGGTCCGGTGGGATCACCGAAAGGTGACGAACTTGGTGGCGCGTAAGCCACTAGGAAGGTCCGCAAGAGCGGGCAGCCCTCCGCGAGTCGCACAAACGTCTTTTTACACGGAGGTTCCATCATGTCAGTTTATGCCGATCAGGCGTGGGTCCAACGCTTCCACGATACGCTGCTTCTCTCCTATCAGCAAATGTCATCCATCGTGCGGGGACTGCTGTCTCCGGCGATGATTCACTACGATGTGTCTGCCGCGATTGACTACCATGAGCGGCTGGGTAACGGCATCGCCAACGATGTCATTGCTCCGTTCGCGCAGACCGTCGCGCAGAATCTCAATCATTCGCGCCGGTCCTGCACCTTGCAGTCTTCGGACTTCACGGTGTTGGTGAGCGACGAAAACAACCTTCGTAGTATGGTGAATCCGCAGAACGGCTACACCCAGACCATCTTGGCGGGCTGTAACCGGCGTGCGGATAAGCATGTCATTGATGCCTTGATCGGGACTGCCGCTACCGCGTCGGTCACGGCAGGAACGGGCGCAATTACCGCAGGGACGCAGGCGATGCTCTCGGCCCATCAGATCGGCGCGGCGTCTGCGATGGATTTGGCTCGCGTCATCAACGCCAATGAACTGTTGAGCAAGAAGGGCGTGCCGAACGACGGCAAGCGGGCCTTCCTCTACAGCCCAGGCCAGTTGCGGGACATTCTGGCGATTACCCAGGCATCGTCCAGCGACTTCACCCGCAACCAGATTCACGACAAGGGCACCATCAATGGCGTGAACTGGGAAGGATTTAACTGGTACGAAATTGCTGATGTCATCGCTGATGATGCCAGCACAGTCCTGGCGCGGATGCTGCCGGTGCCGTCGTACCGTCAGTGCATTGCGTTCCACCCAAGTTCGGTGGGCTTGTCCATCGGCAAGGAAATCAAGACGCAGATTGACCCGCGCCCTGATTTGCAGAGCCGTCCCACGCAGGTCCGCTCCAGCATGATTATGGCAGCGGTGCGTGTGTGGGAAGGTGGCGTGGTCGAAGTGCGGGCGTTGGAGAACTAGGCTGAATTCAACTGGGAGCCGTCTGAAGAGGGCGGCTCCCCTACAAAGGAGAGACTATGGCTACCGCTCGTGATTCAGTGAACTATGCCGCAATTTTTACCAACAAATACGTGGCGGACTCCCGCAAGATTGGTGGCCGCGTGGTGCCGTTGCCGTTTGAAGTGACGATTGTCTCTGCGGCAGCGACCAACGATACCTACAACCTGACCGTGATTCCAGCCAATGCCCGCGTCATTGGCCTGGAGTGCACCACGAACGGGTTGGGCGCATCGGCTGGTGCAGGTCGTACATTCCAGATCGGAGATTCCGGTGACGATGATCGCTACATGGTGGCGACGGACTTCGATGTGACAGGTGCGGCTGGAACGCTGGCGATTGCCGGAGCAGGCTACACCCCAACCGCCGATACCATCGTGGTTGGGAAGTGTGTCAATGCGCCGACCGTGGGGCAGGTTGTGAAGGGTGTGATCTACATTATCCCTGGCGTGTAGTGGTTTATACGACACCAGGAATGGGCAGTTACGGTGCGGCCTGGACGCATCGTGGGTATAGTGGATCTGGCAACGTACAGGGGCTTCTTGGCTCCTGTACGGGCCGTCCGGCTCTGGTGTGTGGGAATGCTCAGACCGTCTTTCATGACGTTGCCGTGGCAACCGCGCAGCTTGACGATCCAGCCGTGATCGCCGTCAATGATGTCGGGATCTATCTTCGGGCAGTCGATCATTGGGTGAGTCTCCACGGAGCCAACATGGCAGTATGGCAGGCAGGGAGACGGCAGCACTGGGAACGCGATGATGTGGGGTTCGCCCATAGCATTGCGCCATTTTCAGGGGTTGCATACCACTGGGACGGGCTGAACCCCCTGATGGCTCTATCAGGATACTTTGCGATGCAGCTTGCGTACCTCTTAGGGTATGCCCCGATTGTATTGTGTGGATGCCCTGGAGATCCCACGCCGCGATTCTTTGAAGTACAAGACAGATTGAATGTGCCTGCCTCGTTTGGATACGGTGGCGGGACAGGGCCAACCGATCAGAATATCCAACAGCAACTTGTCCATGAATGCCAGCGTGTCCCAGATCTCAAAGACTGCGTGCGGTCAATGAGTGGATGGACACGCGATTATTTTGGAGGGATATAACTATGGCTGCATTTGCCACTATGACCGCAGCGGAAACGCGATGCAAGGAACAGATCGTCGCAGGCACATGGATTAACGCCCATTCGCAACGCGATGAAACGGGCACGATTAGTGTACGTGTGCAGCGCAAGATGAGTCCGACCAATCCTGACTACGGTGGTTGGACCGTCATCACGGACGATGCGACGGACTAAATGACGACCGCCGAGCGTGAACAGCAGAAGTACCGGCGCATGTGGGCGTTCGACCAGTACCACAATAGTTCTCCTGGCGAGCGTGTGGTGCAGACATTTCTTCAGTCATGCCGCCCCTCTCCAGGGGAGACGGTGGCCGACGTGGGGGCTGGGACGGGACGGGCCGGAAAGAAGCTCGCTGAAACTGGGCTAGTCGTGACATTGTTAGATTGTTGCCCTGAAGCCAATGAAACATCGCTGCCATGCCGAGAAGTCATCTTGTGGGATCTACCATCAGACCTCCCGCGATTTGATTGGATTTATTGTGTCGATGTGTTAGAGCATATCCCTACGGAATACGTGGAGCAGACCTTGCGAAAGATGGCCAGAATCACAGGGAAGGGCGGCTATCTGCAAGTGTGCTGCGTCCCTGATAACTGCGGGAAAATGATCGGTGAGACATTGCATTTGACTGTGCAACCGATGGATTGGTGGGCGAAGCAGATTCAGGCGCATTGGCCGATTGCATCCCAGCAGACAGACGGTACCTACTCCACGTTCATTTTGCGAGGCCCCTATGGCGAGTGAAACGGATCTGCTCAATGATGCGTTGAGCCAAATCGGGGAAGTCAGTATCGGCAGTATCAACGATGGGACCGTCAACGCGAACTACTGCCTCGCGCTCTATCCGCCGCTGCTCGACTCAATCCTTCGCAGCCATCACTGGAACTTCTCGCTGACGCGAGTCTCGCTCTCCGCTGATGTCGCCGCGCCAGTCTACGAATATGCCTATGCCTACACACTCCCGTCAGACTGCTTGAAAGTAGTGGCGTATGCCGGTGGACAAACTTCTACCGCGTCCACATGGCTCTATGACGGCGTTCGCACGCAGCCGCTGCCGTTTAAGATCGAGGGCCGCAAGCTCTATTCCAATGAAGGCGTTGTGTATATCCAGTACGTTGCAAGAAAGACAAACCCCTCTGAGTGGGATGCGCTCTTTTATCAGGTGGTGGCAACGTGGCTGGCGTCCAAGCTGGCAATGGCGATTACGAAAGATGCCCGCAAGTCGAATGCGCTGCTCCAGCAGGCGGTGACCGTGCTGCTGCCGATGGCGTTGGCGGTTGATGGGCAAGAAGGATCAGTCGAACCGTTCGTAACGGACGATCTGCTGTGGGGCCGCGCACTTGGCTAAAACACGACCACTGTGGACAAACTTTTCAAAGGGTGAGCTATCTCCGCTGCTCGAGGCTGCAAATGATCTTGCGGCCTACTTTGAAGGCGGCTCGACTATTGAGAATTTCCGCTTGCTTCGCCAGGGCGGCATTACTCGTCGCGCCGGTACGCGCATGATTGCCGAAGCACGGTACTCGAATAAAGACGCTATCCTGGTCCCGTTTGAGTTTAGTGTGGACGACACCTATATCCTTGAGTTGGGTGATGGGTATTTTCGTGTCTACAAAAACAAAGCCCAAGTCTTAAGTGGCGGTGTGCCATTGACGGTTACGGCTCCCTATGCCGAGGCCGACGTTCGCACGGTGCATTACACACAATCCGCCGATGTGTTGTTTTGCTTCCACGGTTCCTATCAGCAGCGAAAAATTGGACGAGTATCCGATACGAACTGGACGGTTAGGCCGCAAGCTGCGAATCCTCCGCCGTCATATGAAAAAGATACGGATATCAGTGGCGGGGTAGCAACGCTCACGCTTGGGGCGATTTCTGGAACTGGTGTGATTGTGACTGCTTCAGCCTCTTCTTTTCTCCCTGCTGATGACGGAAGGCAGATCATTAGCGGGGCAGGGAGAGCCATTATCACCACGTACACCAGTGCGACACAGGTTACGGTCGATATCCTCGATGAATTTTCGAGCGTGGGTCCAATCCCGTCTGGAGAATGGTTTGTCCGGCTGTCTCCGCAGACCACGCTGGACCCGACAAAACGCGCCCCTGTGGGGAGTACGGTAACATGCGTGGCAGGCGCAAACGCGTTTAGAACCGAAGATGTGGGCAAATATATCGTCATCTATGGCGGGCTTATTAAGATCACATCGCGGACGAGTGCCACAACCGTTGTTGGGACGATTCTATCCATCATGTCGGAGACGGCTGATGCGAACCCTGCTGCGGCTCCAGCGGGAGCATGGACACTGGAAGAGGCATCATGGAGCGATGAGTTGGGATGGCCGAGAACAGGGGAATTTTACCAGGGGCGTCTTTACCAGGCTGGAACGGTCAGTCTCCCCACGGCTATATGGGGATCGGCGTCTGATGACTACGATAACTACGCCTACGGTGTGGTGTTTGATGCTGCGGTGGAATACATCATGGCCTCGCGTAAGCTCAACCGCATTGAATGGTTGGCTGACAATGATTCCTTGATGGTTGGCACATCAGGGTCAGAGCATCGTGCAACGGGAAGCGGGAACGATAATTCATTGATTGGCGGGGATACCCTGCCGCTGGTGCGGCGAGTGTCGAGCCAGGGGAGTATGTCTGTTCAGCCTGTCGTCTCCAATAAGCAAGTGGTCTTTGCGGATCGAAGTAAGCGCAAGCTCTATAGCTTGCAATGGGAACTGAACCAGGAC